CAGGTTTCGTTCTTGTCGTAGCTGACGAGTAAGCGTAACGATCTAGGGGTCAGCAATGGCCCCTTTTTCCTTTTCTTGTTTGTTTTTGTAGGAGCAGTGCATGGCAATCTTTCGTGGTGACGGTGGTTCAGGAGACTCAACAACCGATGCTTACGCGTCACAAGTAGCCCAAGACGCCAACACTGCCTCTACAAAAGCAAGCGAAGCTGCCGCTAGTGCTACTGCTGCGGCTTCTTCTGCTTCTAATGCAGCGACTAGCGAGAGCAACGCTAGCTCATCAGAAACCAACGCAGCATCTTCTGCGTCTAGTGCAGCGTCTAGTGCAACTGACTCGGCAACAAGCGCAACCGCTTCAGCAACTTCTGCAACAAACGCTGCTACAAGCGAAAGTAACGCTAGTACAAGCGCCACAAACGCTGCAAACAGCGCAACAGCAGCTTCTACATCTGCAACTAATTCTGCAACATCTGCAACTAACGCAGCTAACAGTGCATCAGCGGCTTCTACGTCTGCAACTAATGCAGCGACTTCCGAAACCAATGCTGCTAACTCTGCTACAGCAGCGGCTACCTCAGCGACTAACGCATCTACGAGTGCAACAAACGCATCTACATCAGCGACTAACGCAGCTACTTCAGCTACTAGTGCCGCTGCCTCGTACGATTCATTTGATGACCGATACTTAGGAACCAAAGGATCTGATCCGTCTCTAGATAACGATGGTGATTCGCTTGTTACTGGTGCGTTGTACTACAACACATCCGTCGGAGAGATGCGTGTTTACACAGGGTCATCTTGGTTAGCTGCGTACATTCCTGCTACTGGATACTTACAGCTATCCGGCGGTACATTGACAGGCGCTTTGACGTTAAACGCTGATCCGTCTACAAACCTACAGGCTGCTACTAAGCAGTACGTTGATACGATTGCTGCTGCGTCTCTGCATTACCACGATCCAGTACGTGTAGAAAAAGAAGGCAACCTGTCTGCTACGTACAACAACGGATCTTCTGGTGTAGGCGCTACGTTAACAAATAACAGCACTCAGGAAGCTCTCGTAATCGACGGTGTGACGCTTTCTCTTAATGACCGTGTTCTTATCTACGAGCAGACAGATGCTACTCAGAACGGTATCTACACGGTTACAGACACAGGTTCTGCGTCTACTAACTGGGTGTTAACACGAGCTACTGACGCTGACAGTTATGCGCCTTCTGATCCAGATTCGTTCGGTGAAGGTGATGCGTTCTTTGTACTAGAAGGAACCTTGGGTGCTGGTGAACTGTACGTGATGAATACGTCAGGCACTATTACGTTTGGCACTACAAACATCACGTTTGCTCAAGTATCGTCTGCACAGGTTTACACAGCCGGTACAGGCATTAGCATTAGCGGTGCCGAAATATCTACGACTGCTTTGTTGAATGTTGTTGAAGACACTACGCCACAACTAGGCGGTGCTTTGAGTGCTAACGGCTACGACATCAACATGGGTACTTACACCATTACCGACACTAAGGTTGGTCAATGGGACACAGCATATAGCTGGGGAGATCACAGCACTGCTGGCTACCTAACCAGCTTTAGTGAAACTGACACGCTTGATTCTGTAACGGGACGGGGTGCTACAACATCCAACGCAGTAACAGTTGGAAACCTAACGTCCACAGGCATCGACGATAACGCCACAAGCACTGCGATTACTATTGATTCTAGCCAGAATGTTGGTATTGGACTAAACAATAACACGTATTCCAAGCTAGGTTCATACGGCGCTACAACCTTACCCGCTTTGGGTGCTGGTGGCTGGGCAGCTACGCTTGGAAACACAACCTCTCCGGGCTATGGCGTTTGTATAGCAACAGACACCGATGGCATAGGATACATTCAGTCGCAGCGTGTCGACGGTACAGCGACTTCTTATGCTTTAGTTTTGCAGCCAAATGGCGGCAACGTTGGTATTGGCACTACTAGCCCTTCAGGGGCTTTAGACGTACGCGCGTCTAACTACGGCTTAGTTTTTTCTCCGTCTTTTAGTAGCACAGTAGGTACACTAACTTTTACAAATGGAGGTACTAGAACTAGTACAATTAAATCGACAGATTTTGGTGCATCTTTAGTTTTATCCGCAGATACTCAGCAGGGTAATTCAAGCACAAACATTATTTTTGAAACAGATGCATCAGAACGTATGCGCATCGACTCCAGCGGCAACGTTGGTATTGGTACTACTAGTGCAGACGCTAGTGTTCACATTTCTAGCAACTTCCCAATTTTAAAGCTAGACAATACAGACACGATTTTAAGTAACGGGCAAACCGTAGCCGAAATTCAATTCAAACAAAATGACTCCACCGGCGGGGGCACTGGAATTGTCGGACGCATTAAGACTATTTCTAGACCGCGGGTTGATAGCGGTACTTATTTTGGCAATGCGGCAGACTTGTCTTTTTTTGTTTCAGCAGATTCTGCGGGTGGTGCTTCAGAAAATGCCACGAAGGAGGCGCTAACAATTCAGCGAGGCACAGGCAATGTAGGCATTAGTACAAGTAGTCCCTCAGAGAAACTAAACGTCAGCGGTAACATTCTAGCCACAGGCAACATCACGGCTTACTCAGACGAGCGCCTCAAGTCAGACGTTGAAACGCTAGACGGCTCTAAAGTCTACGAGATGCGTGGCGTATCGTTTACCAAAGACGGAGAGGCATCTTCAGGTGTTATCGCTCAAGAGCTACAGAAGGTGGCACCTGAGCTTGTTAATGATTCTGGTGAGTACCTGTCGGTGGCTTATGGCAACCTCGTAGGCTACTTGATTGAAGCAGTAAAAGAACTCAAAGCAGAAATAGAGGAGCTAAAGAATGGCTCTTCAGACTAGCGGAGCAATTAGTCTAAACGATATACACGTAGAAGCCGGAGGTTCTTCTGGCACTAACTGTACTATCAATGACTCTGACATTCGTGGGTTAATCAGTAAAGGCTCTGGTGCTACCATGAGCTTTAACGAGTGGTATGGGGCTAGCGCGTACACTCCTGCGTCTTTTGTTGGTTCTGCGACTTTGACGTTTGCAAGTCTTGGCGCATGGTCGTCTTCAAACAGACTTAATCTTACTGGCGCTGGGGTTCAAAACGGAGATTTAGTTGTTATTGCTATGAGTTGGGATAATTCTATGAACAGCAACCTTCAGATAACAGGTATAAGTAACCTTACTCTTTTATATAACGGACAAACGTACGGTTCCCCTAGCTATGTAGTTGCGTATGGTTATTGGCAGTCTGGGGACTCAAACCCGTATAGCGCTAACACCAACACTTTCCAGTTTTTTTTCAATGTTGTCGGGGCAATTTTTAGAAACACTAATACATCGCTATTGAACTCGGCTACAGCATCTTCGTCTACAGGTATGCCAAACCCGCCATCATTGGCGAGCGCTTCAGGAACCAAAATAATTATTGCTACGGGCCATTTAGACGATGACTCGGTTTTAATGACTGCCGGAGCTGGATATTCGTTAGCAGGTAACGTAACTTGGTCATCTGGTTTTCAACGTAGTTCTACGGCGATTCAATACAAGATTACATCGACATCAACTACCGAAAACCCTCCGGCATTTGGCGGCGGATTCAGCGATGCTTCGTGGGCGTCAACATTGAGGTTTTAGAAAAAGGGATAAATAATGGCTATTACTTACACAATCACAACAGACTTTGGCGCTAAGGATTCTCTGCCTACAGGCGACTCAGGCAAGATCATTAAGGGTGCTGAGTTTACGACCGAGTTTAATGCCATCCAGTCTGCTTTTGCTTTAGCCGCTACAGCAGCTAATCCTACGTTTACAGGTACAGCAACGATTCCTACGGCTGCTGTCACTACGTTTACGTTTGGCGGTGTTAATGTTACCGCTACTGCGGCAGAGTTAAACCTGCTTGACGGCGTAACGGCTACAACGGCAGAGCTTAATCTTCTTGATGGTGTCACTGCAACTACGGCAGAACTAAACATCTTAGACGGTGTTACGGCTACGGCTGCTGAACTAAACATCTTAGACGGTGTTACGGCTACTACAGCAGAATTGAACTACGTTGATGGTGTTACGTCTAACGTACAAACCCAACTAGACGCAAAAGCCCCAACAGCAAGCCCTACGTTTACCGGCACTGTTGATATGTCAGGGGCAACTGTTAGCCTAGCAAACGATGCTATCTCAGGCGATAATGTTGAAGGTGGCACTATCGCTGCAACCACGATTACTGACCTAACTACTTCTACTATTAACATTGGTTTATGGGACATTGAGTTAGACGGTAGCGACTTGCGGTTTCAGTACGACGGAACAGATGTATTTAGGATAACAACTGCTGGGGCTATAATCGCTAAAGACGAAGTTACTGCGTTTGGAACACCCTAATGTCTATACCTACTAGCAAACCACTGAGCTTGTCTACCGTACAGACGGAGTACGGTGGCAGCAATCCGATTAGCATGAGTGAGTACAGAGGCAAGGGTAATGCTCCTGCTTCTGGTGCTATTGATCTATGGGGTGACTTTAACGGCACTAGCAACCTCGTAACAGTCAGTGGGTTTGTATACCACGACACTTGGCGTAACGACAGCCTTACAGGGACAAGCGTAAACCTAGCCTCAAAGCTAAATAACCAAAGCACGGCTACTTACGAAGAGCGGCAAGGCGGCTTTTTTGGCGTGGCGGGTGATCTTTGCTTTGGTTCCAATCAAGCGTATGCAACAGGCATAGGAAGCATTGTGGCGGTTAGGAAGTGTACAGTTTACGGCTCAGCTGATTCTTATGCAGGCAATGACTACAGCTATGCCAGCCAGTCTCTTATGATCGACCCCAGCAACAACACAACCGCCTACGGATCACAGAAGGTGGTGGGGTCTTTCCAATCCCCAAAGAATCTTCTATCTGATTGGGGAGAAACGGAGGCCGGTAACTGGCTTAAAGACGGAATGTACGCTCGGTTTGAATGGTTTGCTGGCGACGTACCGTGGGTTGGCCGCACCGGATCACGCTTCCACTATTTTTACGTTGATGTAGACTTTGACTACACACCTGCATAAGAAATAACAGGAGAAAAACATGAGATTGTTTTTGGTAGCATTATTCGTAACATTGGTTGGCTGTTCGTCTAGCACAAGCCAATACTATGAGGCAGTTGAGAAAACTGCTCAGGCTAACGCTGCGGCTTCTAAAGCCAAGTTTGAGGCGCTGTCTAAGATTGCTGCTGCTGGTGACGGACAGGCTGCATCAGCGGCTGTGATGGCTTTAGCGTTGACTCAGACACCTAGCGTTACACCTATTCCGCAACAGTCTCAAGCTATTCAGTGGGCCTCTATTCTTGCTGCGCCCGTGTCTTCACTGGGCATGATGTGGATGCAAGCAGACTCTGCTAAGACAATGGCTAAGTACAATGCAGACGTAGACCTAGCTAGAATCTCAGCAGACGCCACTACACAACAGGCGCTGTACGGATCGTTTGTAGGCATGAACGAAGTTACTGGTTCTGTGGCTAGCAACGTAGACTACACCCCGTTCATCAACGGCATGGTTACGCTAGGCACATCAGGCATGGACGGTTTGGTAGACGTTTCTAACGCAGGTCTAAACAGTGCTGTAGCTATCAGCAACACAGGCTTTGAAACTACCGCTGCCGTTAGTAACGCTGGCATGGCTGGTATTGTTGACATGGGTAACGCAGGTATCAACGGTGTTGTAGATGTTTCTAACACAGGCATGACCTCTATTGTCACCCTAGAGCAAAGCGACAATGAGTTGATTGAGGCACTTATGCAGCAGTATAACACCACTATCAACAACTTTATTGAAAACCCATTAACGAACACTTCTGTAACTGAAACCACTACTAACACTACGACTGTATGCAGCACTACGGTTGACGGTGTGGTTGTAACTGTAGCGTGTGACTAATCTTATGGACGAACAGCGTTTAGAGCGCATCGAGTCTAAGCTAGACAAACTAGCTGAAGCGGTGACAAGTATTGCTCGTGTAGAAGAAAAGATTTATGCGTCAACTAAACGCGCAGATCGTTTGGAGCATCGGTTAGATATCATGGAAACGCAGGTAGATGACTTGCGAACTACGGTTGTTTCCAGCAGCAAAACTGTAGCAGGTGTTGAGCGTTTCTTTTGGGTAGCTATATCTGCTGGTGCGTCAGCGTTGGTGTACTTTTTACGATGATAGAATTGCTCGTACAACCCATTGCAAGTCTTCTGGATAAATTTATTCCAGATGCAGATGAAAGGAACAGGTTAGCACATGAAATATCTACAATGGCTGAAAGACACGCTCACGAGTTGGCTAAAGCCCAGATTGAGGTTAATAAGGAAGAAGCTAAATCAAATTCTGTATTTGTATCTGGATGGCGTCCAGCGGTTGGGTGGGTTTGTGTTACGGGAATGGCCTTCAATTTTGTTGTTGTCCCTCTTGGGAATTTTGCCTGTAATTTATACGGCGTGGATACTATGTTCCCACCTCTCGACTTGAGTGAGATGATGCCAGTGTTAATGGGAATGTTAGGCTTGGGCGCAATGAGAAGTTTTGAAAAGACTAAAGGTGTAGCGAGGAACAAATAATGGTAGACATGAATAATCCTTTTATACAGTTGGCTGCCCAAAGAGGCACTTTAAATGTGCAAAAGCCAGACCACTTGAGAACCCTTCCTTCTGAGGGTTCTAGCGCTTATGGCAAAATGTCAGACGAACAAAAGGCTGCGGTAGAGGCAGAGAGAACCCGGCGTACCAATTATTATAATTGGGAACAGAAAAATCGCGGTTCTGGTAAAGCAAACCCCTATGCTGCTACAAATGTTCGTTGGTCGTCTGGGTTTGAGGGTGGTTATGACTTTGAGTTTTTGCCCGGATATAACCCAAATGCTTATCCAGAAGAAGGAGATCAGCTAGGCTTTGGCGGCTCAGGGATGCTTACATCTCAAGAGGTATCTACGCAAGGCGGAGGAAGGCAAGAGCTTCAGCGGAGTCGTGGCGGTGTATCGACCCAGCCTGTAGGCGAACCTGTAGTAGTTGGCGGAGGAATGTCTACACAGCCTGTTGGTGCGCCCATTGTATTTGATAGAGGTTCTTACCCCCCGGCTCAAAGCACGCCGTATCGAGGCGGTGGTGGTGGCGATGTTACATACGGAAATCAGGATGTAGCACAAACTCAAAATCAAAACTTTATGCAGCTATTGCAATCTCTTGGGTTAGAGGCTTTGTTAAATTTATTTCAACCTGCTGTTTATGGGCAGGGAGGTGCGTCAACTCAGAGCAGTGGAATGTTTGGTGTGCCAGAAAACTTTGGCGTAGCTCCAATTAATGTCGGGTATTTGCCTCCTCAAGTTGTTCCATTAAATCCTGCTGATATGTCTTATCAGTCTGTAGCCCAGCGATCTGGAATGCTGAACCAAATCTAAGGTAAGTATTAATGGCTGAAGAGTTTGTAACAGAAGAAGAGTTGGTTAACGGAGACCCAGAGTTATCCGGGACTAACTACGACGAAATGCTCGACATTATTATGGGCAATGAGTTTATGCGTCGCCCAGATGTAGAGTCTGGCTGGACTACAACAGAAGATGGTCAGGCAATTACAAACTATGAAGCCATGTCTAATGAGGAGCGAAAAGCTGCTTGGGACGAATGGTATAACGCCGCTACAGAATATGGTGTTGAAAACCTTAATGGCTCTGAGCTTATGGCATATGTTGCTACTGGATACAGGCTTGGCTATTTAACAGCAGAAGAAGCTGATGAGTATTACGACCAAGCATGGTCAGAAATGTCAGCAGCAAATGGCTGGGAGCTTCAGGATGACGGTGTTACATGGCGAAAAGAAACTGAAGGTGGCGGCGGGCGTACTATTGTAGAAACACGCACACAGCCTAGTTTTGCTGATGGCGACTTTGGTGAGTCTGGAGCTTGGGATGGAAATATAGGCGAGAGTCTTGGCCCCGGATCGTGGACTGACTATGGTTTAAATCCGCTTCTTTCTCAAGAAAACTACACCAGAGTAGTCGAGGGCGCTACAGGTCTTCAGGGTCTTGTAGATACAGTGCTATCCGACATTATGCCTGTTGCAGTTAAGGCTACGCTGACTTGGGCTACAGGTCAGGCGTTAGGGCCATTGCTTACAAACGCCTTAGTAGGTGCCGGTGTTCCAGCAGGAGTGGCATCTTCTATAGCAACGGGTATAGCCTCTCAGGCTGCCAATGTTTTGATGGAAGGTGAGTTTGATATAGCTGGTGCATTGATAGCCGGAGCAGGCGAGTATTTATCAACACTTGAAATCAACGAAATTCTTGGCGAGGCTGAGGGCGTATTTACCGAAATAACAGAACAAGTTGATAAATTCCAAGAACTAATCAGCACTGGTAATAGCATAGCAGATGCAGCTATACAGGCCGGTGGAGTCAATATGCTGGCTCAATTTGCGTTAACTGGCGAAGTAGATATGACGCAGGCATTAGCCGCTGCAATTAGCGCTGGTGGCAAACAAGCACTGGATGAATTTGCTATTAGTGCAAACCTGACTGAAGACGAACTACAACAATTCTTTGCCGAAGACGATGAGCTACAACAGGCTGCAATCGACGCAGACATAAAAGATCCATTCCTAAATCCTAATTACTCTACTGTGGGTGATGGCTTGATGGTTGACACAGATGGCAATGTGTTTAACTACGACGGCGAAAAAATGGGGACTATGGATGAGTTAGACACTAATAACGATGGAATGCTTACTGGATCCGATCTGCAAGAAGTTGGAGATACCGCAGAGTTTAACCAGCAATACGCTCCACCAGAAACTACAACTAGCCCCACTATATTTACAAAAGAATGGGCTGACGAGCGTTATGCTGGTATGTCTGAAGCTCAGATTAAAGAACAGATGGCTAGGGATGGGTTTAATGACGAACAGATTAAGGATTATATCAGCACCCTTCCTGAGATAGATACAACAACTATCAATCACGCAGGCGGCTGGACTGAAGACACATCACAACCTTATACACTTCACTATAGGGATGGACGCCATTACGTTGTTTCTAATGGATATTTAAAAGCTATTACGGAAGAGCAGTACACAGATTTGTACGCTGATCTTCAAGATGGTACCGCTTCGCTTGACTCGCTAGAGCAATATGGCGTTGGAAATCCCGGATTGTCTGGTGGTGGTGAGGTAGTTACCGGGGTTAATCCAATTACTGGAGAGGGATCTTTTGATCCGCAAAGCGATTGGATTGCTTTAGATCCCAGTGAGGAGCAGGTTGTAGGTCAAATTGAGTTTACAGAAAAGCCTCCTGAAACTGAGCCTGTTGAGCCTATTGAAGAAACTAAAACAGATGAGCCTGCGCCAGACCCCCTTCAAAGCGAAGATGAGCAGCTTGAAGGCGCTACTGGAGAACCTGCTACTGGAGCAGAGCCGGGAGGATCAAGCCTTGAGCAGCTTACTGAGCAGCTTCAGCAGGCAATAGCCGCTGGAGATTTTGAGCTTGCAAATGAAATATCAGAACAAATTGACCAACTTGAAGCAGATCAACAGTTTGACGACTTGCAGCCAGAAAGTGCGTTTGAAGACGAAAAAGACTCTGAAAACATTGTAGATGCAGATGGAACTATCCAGCAACCTACAGGTGGCCCAACAATAGATATTCCTATGCCTGCTGATAAGAGGACGGAATGGCAGAAAAACAAAGATTATATTGTTGAAAAGGTAAACGCTGGAGAAGCCACAGAAGGCCAGCAAGAGTGGTATGACAAGTGGATAGAGTCAGGTAGCCCAGAAACAAAAGATGGTATGTCTTCTGGCACTGGCTCTGGTGAAACCCCTGCAACTGGTGACGGGGGAGGCATTGTAAGTGATGGCGAAACAGGCGCTCCCGGAGAAACAGAAAAACCGAATGTTATTGGAATTGGTGGGCCTACGATTGGCAGCGGGTTATCTTCAATACCTATGCCGGGAATGTTTGACAAAGGCACAGGGGATCCTGATATTGGTCAGGGGCCGGGAGGAACTGGGGAAGGCGGACGGCCTGAAGAAGGTATGCTTACTCAACAAAGTAACTTTACTATGCCTGAGTTTAAGCCATTTAATTTTAGTCTTAATTACCAGACCCCAGAGATAATGCCGATTATTCCTTCTGGGCAAAAAGATTATTCAATAGAACTTGACGGTATAATTGGTCGAAGTTTGTTTAAGGGCATTGTATGACATATTTAGAATTGGTAAATAATGTGTTAAGGCGTATGCGGGAAGACGAAGTATCTACCGTAACTGAAAACACATACAGCAAAATGGTAGGCGATTTTGTTAACGATGCTAAAAACATAGTAGAAGCAGCGTGGGACTGGTCTGGTCTTAGGACTACTCTTACAGTAACTACTTCTGCTGACATCTTTAACTACGTACTCACAGGAAGCCAAAACCGTGTCAAGGCGCTCAATGTTATTAACGATACCTCTAATGTTTTTATGGAGTACCGTCCAGCTACATGGTTTGATGATAACTACCTCAACCAAAACCCCGTTAGCGGCTCGCCTCAGTACTACACGTACAACGGAGTTAACAACAACGGAGATACTCAAATAGACGTATACCCTAAGCCTGACGGTGTTTATGCCCTTCGTTTCAACTGCGTATTTAGAAACCCTGAGCTAAGTGCTGATGTAGATGAGTTGGTTATTCCTTCTGCTCCGGTTCTTCATTTGGCTATTGCTTTGCTAGCGCGTGAGCGTGGTGAGACAGGAGGAACATCTGCTCCTGAGTACTTTGCTATTGCTGATAACTACTTATCTGACGCTATTGCGCTAGACGCCCAGAAGCATCCAGATGAAACCATCTGGTATACTCCATAAGGAACAATAATGTCCCAGCCTCTACAGAGTATTAACTTAGTAGCTCCTGCGTTTAAAGGCGTCAACTCAGAAGATTCGCCGTTAGCACAGGATCCTTCGTTTGCTGAAGTTGCAGACAACGCTGTTATCGACAAGCGTGGACGTATTGCTGCACGTAAAGGAATTAACTTAATTACAACAGATGCAACAGAGCTAGGATCTGATCGCATACATAAGATTCATCACTTTTATGATTCTGACGGAAACGAAAAGCTGTTCAGCACAGGTAACAACAAGATCCTGTCTGGTACCGCTACACTTGTAGACGAGACTCCTGCCTCTTATACAATTACAGCCAACAACTGGAAAATAGTTAACTTTAACGACGGTGCTTACTTCTTCCAGCGTGGGTATGAGCCTCTAGTATACACAAATTCACTAGGAGCAGTTACTAAGATGTCTTCTGTTGCTGGCGCTTCTGTATCTTCAGCGCAGTACTGTCACGAAGCTATAGCTGCTTACGGACGTTTGTGGTGCGTAGGAACAGCAACTGACAACAACACTATTTACTGGTCTGATTTGCTGATAGGCTCTAGCTGGACGGGAGGTTCTAGCGGTTCTATTAACGTAGAAAAGGCTTGGCCTGATGGTTACGACGAGATACGTGCTTTAGCTGCACACAATAACTCTCTGATTATCTTTGGTGAGCACAGTATTATTGTGTACGGTGGAGCAGGATCACCAGCAACAATGGCCATCACAGATACCGTAGCTGGCGTTGGGTGCATCTGTAGGAACTCTATACAGCACATAGGGACTGATGTACTGTTCTTGTCACACGGTGGATTGAGGAGCTTAGGACGCACAATACAAGAGAAGTCTATGCCTCTGTCAGACCTGAGCAGGAACGTCAAGTCAGACTTAACAGCACTGATAGAAAACAGGACTCAACCGACAAGCTCTGTGTACAGCCCTGAGAAC